GGCTTTCAGGGTCGGCGTCTGTGGGCAGCGTAGGACGCTGCAAGGGCCGCGCAGACGCCAGAACTTCAGCCAGTTTCTGTGCGTCCGACTTGGCCATGCTTGCTTACTTCTTTTCTTGCCACGAAATTACGAGTTCCACAGGGCCTTCATCCGGGCCAGTTACTTCATTTCGCGCCAGCTTGGGCACATGGTATTCAATCAGGTCGGAAAAGCAGTTGAACGCCGCCCGTGGGCCGTCTTGCTCGTAAACTTCCTCCAGCCAGTCGTTTAGACGGCTAGCATTGCCATCAATGAAGCTCGCAATCATCTCGCGGGCCTTCATCGTGGACTTGTCCTTTGAGCCTTTAGGACGGCCACGGCCACGGCTGGCTGTATTGCCCTTGGTAAATTGATTGGCTTTAGCCATTTTTGCCCAGATTTAGGTGAATCTTTGAGGATTATGGGCAGATTTGGCCGCTGGGTCAATCTGTAGGTGTAGCGCAAGGCTTCGTTTTGGATTTCCCGGCAAATTTTGTGCATGAAGCGCAAGGTCGGCCAGGGCGATCCCATTTGTGGGGGGGGGCCTACATCGACATCGACCCCACCCCGTCGAAGAACGTTTTGGATTGGGCCTCGATGTTGCCCCTGTAAGCAGCTGTACAACCCCGGCCATGGGATGAGCGCCGCTTTGCTCCACGCCTAGCCGGTGGCGGGGCATGGGATGAGCGCGGCCTTGCCCTATGCCGGGCGGGAGGCAGGGGGCAGGGCTTGGCACTAGCTGCCCCATGCCTAGCGGGCCGTGCCCCCTGCCCTATGCCCCTGCCCTGTGCCTAACAGCCATTGCCCGGACATACCCTGGACAAGCGGGGGTACTACGTACCCCCCCGCTGTTTGTCCAGCATGGCAGCTTGGGCAAAGCTGGACAAACCCGGACAAACCCGGCCAACAAAGGTTAATAAATAGAACAAAGCATGACTGAACCTGGACAAACCCGGACAAATGGAAATACGCCTTTATCTGCAATGGGTTAACACCTGTTGGACAGAATGTCGCAGGCAGGGTTCTGGGCCATGCAACACTTTACAGACTCCCGGCCATGCATAAGGCGGTGCGATACTATAACCCCCGCACCCTGCGACGCCCTGCCGCATGATTTTCCGACATTCTTGCCCATTTGGCCCCAACAATAGCCTTGCGCCGCGCGCAACACCGTGGGACAAGGGGTGCGTTGAACCGCCACACCGCAAAGGAAGCCAAGCCATGAACATCACCGTCGAAATCAAAAACGTGTTCGGAAATGAGACCATTTATCCCGTCTGCGCCGCCGCCAAGGGCTTCGCGGCCATTGCCGGGACCAAAACCCTAACCCGCCACGCACTGAGCCTCATCAAGGCCATGGGATACGCCATCGAAATCAAATCCCCCGCTTTCGCCATCTGATCCCCCCACACCGCCAAAGGAAACCGCCACAATGTCACGCAATGCAGAAAACGCCCTTCACACAATCGCCGGAGCAATGCTTCTAGGCTTTGCCCTGCTAGGCATCATCGCCACCGGAGAGATGGAACGCCAGTTTGGCGCGTTCTGCTACCAAGCATGGGTTGCCGTGGTCTTTGCCGCCAGCATGGCATTTGCCGGTGCCGCTAGCTTCCTCAGCATTCGTTAACCCCCAACCCAAAGGAACCCGCCATGGCCTACGCCACAGAATTTCCCGCCTTCGTCACAGCCGCCATGCCCGCCTTGCCCGACGGTTGGGTTGATGTGTCTTGGCATAACGATTTGATGCCGCATTTCATCAACCCTGATCTAGACTTAGGCATTTGGATAGATCATTCCGATCCGGCTCTTGCTGCATGGCCCGGCCAAGGCCGGTTTGGCTTGCACAAGATAGACGCAGAAGGGCAATGGGACGGGTATGACGGCATAATTGATACGAATGATTTTAATGCCGTATTGCATTGCATCGCGGACGCGCAGGACGAACTGGCCGCACAGACCCGCTGCGCCACCCATACGGATACAGGCCGGGGCGTGTGCGCTGACTGTGGGGCGTTCCTGTGAAGGCCCTAGTTCAACACCCCGACTATAACGGTCATGGCCCCGCCCTATTGACCCCGCCCTTAATCTTGCGCCATACACAACCCCGCCAAGCCACACACAAAGGATCAAACACAATGCAAAGCATCATCACCCGCTTCATAGCGTCCACAATTACCAAAGGCCCGCGCATTACCGCTAGCACCAGCGCCAAAGGCTTGCGCCTTACGATCCCGTATAATTACGCTATCGGAACCAACGAAAACCACCGCGCCGCTGCTAGGGCATTAGCTGAAAAGCTAGACTGGCAATTCCGCTTTGTCGAAGGAAGCAACGGAGAGCGCGGGAATGTTTACGTTATAGACCGGGACGAAGGCTTCACCATTCCCCGGCGCGAGGCGGCATAATGACAACGCAACACACCCCCGGCCCGGCGCACCTTGCCCGCAATGCTATCGCGACCGCAACAGGTGCAGCATGACACGCAAGCCAACACCACCGAAGGGCTGGCACGTTTTCACCGCTGGCCCTTGTAAGTACGGCGTGAAGGTGGACGGCGTTCCCGTCCTGTATGTGAATGACAAGATGATCGCCAAAGCCAAGGGCGAAACTGTCAAACACCGGGACGCGCTTTTGCGAGACTTTGCCACATCACTGAGCGCACATCAGGCCATGCGTAAAGCAATATTCACACTTTACCCCAAGCTGGCGGCTGATAAGCAAGCCGCCAAGCGATACAGCAAGGAACTTGGCTTGATGCTTAAAGCCATGAATAAATCAGTCGCCTAGCCTGAAACCGCGCTCCCCATATTGCCACCCGAAAGGAACGCCTCATGCCCTACATCCCCCCGCCCCGCCCTACTCCCCGCTGGCGTCATGCCGTCCAGGCCGCCCTTGGCACCGCCCTGCTAGCCCTGTTGCTTGGCGCGGCTGGCGTTGCCGCTGTGCTGCTGGCCGCCCTGGTAGGTGCGCTGTGACCTGGTATTTCGCCACTTGGGACGAAACAGGCGAAAGCATACGCTTTTCCAGCATTGACGCCATTGTGCGGTACATCATGGAGTATGACCTGCCCGTTATTCAGGCGACGTTTATTGCGGTTAAACCTGACGGCCAGTGGCGCGATTGCGGTCTATTGATTGACGCCGCGCTAGAGGAAGAACGCCTAGCGGCTGGATATGACCGCGACCATGCCGAATGGGCTTCGAGCGCCCAAAGGACGGGGCGGTAATGGACAAGCTCAAGCCCGTCCCACATGCCACCCGCTGCCGGTGCGGTAATATGTTACCACACGGCGCAACGGCTCGCTATGACAAGGCTGAGCGCCTGTACTACGATTGCCACATATGCCGCCCACGGCCTGCCCCCCGCGACCCTGACCCCCGCGACCCTGACCCCACGCGCCGGGGCAAGTTCCAGCTTCACAATTGTCACGCTTGCGACCATGGCCGCTTGCCGTGCCGCCAGGGTGATGCCACGAATTGCGATAATCCAAGAGCGAGGAACGATTAATGCTGCATGAGACAAGCGCCCGCGAGGCATTGGCCGAAATGCGCCAGGGCCGTACTGAAGCCGAATATTTGGCCCTAGTCTGGGCCTCTCGCTACCCGCACCCCATGCCCGCATCATCGCCGGATTGGCCTTACGCGCCAAGCGCGGGTGTTGAGCAACCTAGCAAGCTCAGAAAGATTAAATAGTGAGCAAGCGCGGGCCGTCACTTGTCGGGCGCGTTATTGGGCGGCTAACCGTTGTTAGCCTTTCCGACAAAAAACTTCAGGGCGGCGCGGTTTTTTATAATTGCGAATGCAAATGCGGAAATGCTGTTGTGGTTTTATCAAGCAATTTAACAAAAAAGACCCCAAAGAAATCTTGCGGTTGTTTGCAACGGGACGTTTCCAAAGCGCGGTGCATAAAACTAAACATGAACGCAATTGCCCATTACATTGTAGATGAGGATTTTGATTAAATGAAAGCCACAGACTTTTTATCGCAGGTCAGCCTAATCGTCCGCGAGCGCGGCGAAGTCTATGGCGACGCGCGGGCTAACCTGGGCGACACGGCGGCCCGCTGGAGCGCCACGTTAGGCCACAAGGTCACGCCCGCCCAAGTCTGCCTGTGCATGGTGGACCTGAAAATGTCCCGCCTGAAAGCCAGCCCAACGCACTTGGACAGCTTGCAGGACATATGCGGATATGTCGCCCTATTGTCTGAGATCATTACCGAATAAACGCACCCGCCCTTTCCCTTGGGGGCGGTGTGCGGCTCCCCCGGTTTGGCTTGGCGGTTGACCGGGGGGGCACCTTATTAGTCCGCCAATATCCATGCGCCTGGTATACCTTCGCGGACACGCAGGGCGGCTTTTAATTCTTTTAATGAACGCCTGATACCGCGCGAGGCATTTTCGCGGCTCCCGCCACTAATGCTAACCGCAGCTTGGCGCATCTTTTCCTCTAGAACTTGCCCGCCATTAGCGGCTTTGAGCATTTGCATTATCAAAACATCGTACTTGCTGCCAACGGCGTTCTGCCGGATCGTCGCAACCGCATCATGGTAAACAGCCACAAGGCTGGAAATCTCTTCGTTTTCCTCATCCTTGCCGATAATCCGGCGTTCCAAATCAAAATACAGGCCCTTAACCTTGTCACCGTCCTTCTGCTTGGTGACTTCAAGGCGAGCGTTTAAAGCCTCTGGGTCCGACCTAAAGCAGCCCAAGAGGAAATCCACGTTAGCCGTGATAGCAGACGAACCACGGGGCCGCTCGCTGGCGCTATGGCCGCTGTGATGGATCACCAAAACAGTGGCTCCAAAAGGCTCGCGGATTTCGCTGTTTATCATGCGCAGATACCCGGCAATATCGCTCGAACTGTTTTCGTCCCCGGCAAAGGTCTGGCTCAATGTGTCAATGACGATCAGCTTGGGAATTTCCGGCAGGGCAATAATGGAAGCCCGCAAAGCGGCGATTTCATCCTTGGCTGACAGCAGGATTGGGATGGTGCAAACGCGGAAATTGCTAGGCGGCTCAACGCCTCCCTGCCAAGCCATGATACGCTTGTATATGCCCGCCCCGCCTTCGGCGGCCATGTATCCCACAGGCCCCGTTTCGGTCTTACGGCCCGTCCAGGGCAGCCCATTGGCGACTGACAAGCATAGGTCCAAGGCAAGGAACGATTTAAACGTGCCAGACGCGCCAAATAGCATCCCCATGCTATCTGCAGGGATCAGGTTTTTGACTAACCATTTGATATTCTTTGTGCTTTCGCCAAGTTCTGGGGTCGTCTTCCAGTATCCGGCGATATTTAGCGGCTCCTCTGGCTTTGGCTGGTATTTCTCCGCGCCCTGCACCATGCGGACCAAATCAGGCCCGAAACGGTCCCGCCAGCGGTCCAGCTCTGGGCCTTCCTCTGGTTTTGATGCCAACATAACAGAACGCAACAGGTTGACCGTGGCTCCCGGCTTGAGGCCGCTAGCAACCAGGCTGGCCGATAATTTCATAAGCGGGTCGTGGTATGACCGCTCTTCCAAATTGGGCGTGATGATTGCCTTGATTAGATCGACGGCATCGCCTGTTCCTTCCGGCTTTGGCTTGGGGGCGGCTATGCCGCTCTTGATAGCGTCAAGGTCTAAGCCAAACGTGGCAACGGCGTCTGCTAGCGTATAAACTTCGTCCAGCTTGCTAAAAAGCATCCTGGTCGTAAACAGTCCGTCTTCGCGCTTTTTGGTATTGGTGCCAACAGGCAAGCGGGCGTAGCGAATGGGGTTGTTGCCGCTGCTATCGGCTTTGATGTAACCGCTGGCCCCCATTGCCTGAAGCACGGCGTCAATAACCAGAAGGTCTTTTGTGTCGGGGTCTGTAGGGTCGAGTAGAACGCCAACCTGGTAATTGCCTCTGGATGTCTCCAAGGCGTAGGAATAGCCGCCGACCAGATCGTTAAGCGCAGCGGCAGACAAGTCATCTGCTAGCAGGACGGCCAGACGGGTAAAGAACTCTTTGGCGCGGCGCTTATTGCCTCCGCGAGCGTTCATCACGCCGACAGAATAGTAATTGTTATCTTCGCCGCGCTTGTTGATTACAATTTTTTGGCTTTCCGTGCCTGACCACGAAGACCCAGACCAAACGCTTGGCGGGGCTTCGCCGGGGTCGCTTGCAAATGATGTCGTCCAGCCATAGTCGTCCCGCAATCTGCCGTAAACGGCAGACAGGAACTCCGAATTTCGCATGATTGCCTCGATTTAAACGCCGAAAAGGTCTTCCAGGCTAATTTGTATTTTGCGCTTCTTGGCGTGGGCTATCAGGGCTGTCCAGTGGTTTTGCGGGATTTTACCGGCTGTACCTTCTTCAACCAGCCAGCGGCTGACTGAACTAGGGGCGATGCTGAGGATTTTGGCTGTGGGCGTAACACCGCCAAGGCGGCGGATAACAGAATAGGCCGGTTCACAACGGCCTTTAATATGTCCCATAACAATCCCTTTGGGTGGTGAGCCGCTTTATAGGCACGGATTCCAATCTTGTGCAATAGGCATTTTTTATAAAAAACATCTTGCAGATTCCGCAAACGCCATGCTAGGCCAATCGGACACGAAGGGAACCGCCATGAAGCTATCAAACGAACAAGCTGAACTGGACTATCTGGCAGAACGCTGGCTTGAAGCCAAGGAAGCTGAGAAGAACGCTAACGCCTGGCGCTTAGATGTTGAAAGTAAGATACTCAAAATATCCCCAGCCAAGGAAGAAGGAACGACTAGCATACCGTTGCCGACAGGCTTGAAAATCCGCACAACCGGCAAGCTGTCGTACAAGGCAGACCTGGACGCGCTACTGACCATTACCGCCGCGTGGCCGACTGAATACAAGCCGGTCAAGACTGAGATAAAGGCAGATGAAACAGTTTTAAAGCACATTCGGGCCACTCGCCCAGACCTGTGGCGGGAAATTGCCCCCGCCATCACGACAAAACCCGCAAAAACCGCAATC